AAGCCACCGTACTAAACCTAGAGACAAAATGTTCCTAGTGCGCATTATGTGGCGCGGCATTATGTTGAGGGGCAGTCGTCAGTACCATTGCGCCAGCACTGACGGCCTCACTTGCAGCAGAACGTGGGCAGCTTGCTGAATCGTTCTGCAAGAGTGAGCCCGTAACAT